GTTTACTGTTGTCTCAGGGTTTAAAATGCTTTTCCTTGCACTCAAAGAACTAGGGAATCGATACCAGTAGCCATCATGTTGACTCCACTGGAAATAGCTCCGTAAGGTCCTGGCAACACAGAAAGTGCTCCAGAGATATTCTTGATAATACCAAGAACTCTCTTCCAGAAATCCCCGTTCTCCAAGAATGAAACTCCAACCGGAAGCTGTAAGATAACAGCTCGGTAGACTTCCATCGCATATGGGTCACAGGGTGAAAGGGTTTGATACTCGTACAAACCAGTACCAGGTAGAACCTGATACTCTACACAAGACCATACCTTTATAACGAAGCTATTGAGGACATTCGATCCCATACCAGACAGCTTAACAACAACGGAATCAAACTGAGGATCAATACCGGCCATATTGCCGTTTAATTGTCCAAAGTCGACTCCTGGTAGGATGGTGGTTGGGAGTGCTGGAATTTCCTCATGAACATCCTGAAAGTCAAACTTAGAACCAGCGTTGTAGGCGGCTGTATATACTCCAAGGTTAATTGGACCAGTATATTGATTGGCATTGGTTGAATTGCAACCTTGCAAACCGAAAACTGTATACAAATTAGCAGTGGTGGCGCCGGTTTGACGAAGTGACATCGTCAAAGGGGTCTTCCATGCTTGGATACTGCCAGTCCAACTCATCTGGTTAACAGTTGGAATTAGTTCAAGATGGTTAGAGACAAATCGATACTTGGTCACAATATCTGCCTCTGTACCAGGTCCACTTCCAAAGACGCCAGCGGCATCGGAGAAGTAGGTAGGTGTAAAGGAAGATGTAGCAGTGATACCTGCACCAGCTGCAACCACACAACTCCAGTAAGCTATACCACCAGCTGTTGGAGCTAGTAGAATATAGTAATCAGAATTGGCGGTGGAACAGTTAAAGGTGTTAACATATCTATGTTTCTTGAGCAATGAAGGCCCTCGATAATCATCTGGCACACCAGTAGGTGATGAAGCAGCAAAATCTGGAGGCGCAAAAGCACACTTCAGAAAGGCCAGACCACCAGGGGTTAAATTCTTACGAGGCATCTTAGACAAAGCTCTCATTCCAGTGTTCGAGTAAGATGGTAATGGGTAAACGTTCTGAGGAGGTCCGTCTGCAACATTGATGTTGTTTCGAGCTCTCGCACGTCTTTCCCTACGTTTCTTTGAGGACGACTTTTGTTGCTTCTGTGTCGTCTTAACAGAGTTTTGCTTGGGTTTGCGTTGATCCATTATTAATAATGAGGCCCCTCCACCTCATAATAACCCACCGATTCTATTAACTCAAGTATTTCGGCATAATCTGGTCTAGTCTCCATCTCTGCCTCAAACCCGATCATCGACATCCTATATTCTAGGAAGGTTTCAGGTTCTTGGTGTAACAGATTCATGACCATTTTCTCCTTATTTAAAGCATAGCAGCAATCAGGGCCATAGAAGTGGCTACAGAATTCAAAAGAATCAGTGACGGGAAGGTACTCTTTGCAACGTATACCATATTTCATATACTTGCCAATAGCACCCTCGACAGTGTTTTCTACTGAATCGTCACCGGCCGCAATTGTCTTCCTTGAGCCTATTAAATCTGCGATCCTAACCCGCATGAAGGAGTTATCTCGACTAGTTCTAAACTTTCCTGAATTAACAATCCCTTTAAAAAGGGGCTGCACCATAAGCCCATCTGAAAACTGGTACACTGACTCAGATTCCAGATAGGCTTTGGCTATCATTAGGTGTTCAAAAATGAGAGAACTCTCCTTTGCCAGGAGAATAGTCGCCTCTGCGGCGTCTATGATTTGCCATTGTTTGACTCCCCAATCCCAGCCAGAAATATCTGCATAGGACATAGGCAAACCGCATCCAATAATATCAACGTAAACGCTTCTACTATCCGACGCAGTAAACCCAATCCCAGGCTTAGAAGGTATCAACTTCCAATTCTGTATTTCAAGCTTGGTCAAATGCCGACACAACAACATTTCTATCATCTTATCGGTTAGGGAAACAGACATAATCAGTCGGACTCGTCCGGTTTCGATTTTCTCCAACGGATGGGGATCGTTTTTCACAAAAACCCTCACTGGATCAACCAAATTACGGTCAAGTCGCTCCTTTCTAGTCATGCTCTTAATTCTATCAATGGGAGTGGCTAAAATCAATTCGACACGATCGAGGATGGCATCATTGAGTCGCTCGCCCATCTGTTCCATTAGCTTATCATTGCGTTTAGCAATTTTTGCATGCGGAACACCTGGGCTGGCCTCAGCCTTGATGTCATCCTTCAATCTGTCTATGACTCTACTCCACTGCTGGCGGTCGTAAGCCATTAGATGTTCAGGTAACTCGTGTTCAAGATATTGAGGTAATATTCGTTGATTTGATTCATTGATCTCTTGGGCAGAAGGTATTTCATACTCTACAATGTGCTTGTCACATTGGAGTTTGAAACTACGCTTTTCTGCTTCGGCACCGCGAGGTGGCCATGCGTACTTTGCATACTCTGGTTTCCTTGCGCAGGCTTCTTTCCACCTACTGGTTTCCCTCCGTTGCCCTGCACCGGCAAAAATGATGTTGCTCCTCCCAATTTCCTCTGATTGTTTAGAGAAAGGGATGGCTTCATCATACCACTGGTAGTAGGCGCCCCAGACATCGCTGGGGCTTTGGAGTTTAAAGGAACCGTAGTTTCAGCTTTAATGGTCACAATCTCTTGTTTCCTCTTATCACGTAACCGCCTTTTGGCGGATTTTGTGAGTTTGGTTGATTCAACTTTTTCTTCCAACTCAGTTGCTACATCAGCCACTGAAGTTTCCTTCTTAGGGTCAATTTTAACGACCGGGTTTCGGACCAATATTAAACCATCTCTAAGATAATCGCGTCCATCTAAAAGCGTATGTGCTACCGTATTCAACGTATCTCCATCAATTTTGAGACAAGCGGACTTCAACCTTCCATCCTTAGACAAGTTAAATGCTGGTGTAAGGGTGTTAGTTGGAAGAGTTCTCATCTCTTGAACCAATTTCTTCTCCATCGGGACAGCCTTCTTCGTAGGTAATTGTGGGTATTTTCCGCTCTCCACAGCACGACGAACGTCAGCGCTAGGGCGCCGGCTGTCATTTAGTAGTCTAACGACTTGAAGAGCTATCTTTTTAATGACAGCATCCTCATTAACCTCAGTCATTATCTTCTCGGTCATCTCAACAGGAAGCCTTGTGTTCAAGAAATTCTTTGCTTCTTCAGCGCCTTTCTCTTGTTTCCTCAATATCTTCTTCGTAAGAGGAACTAAAGCAAAGCCACAATTAACACAGCAATAGCCTTTGTTTTGAACGCAGGCGCACTGAGAACATGTCCACGGACTCTCTTTCCTCGCAGGTGTTTCTAGCTTTCGCATATGCCCACGTTTAATTTGGGCTCCAACATGGGAACCCTCAATTCCAGATTTCGTTCTGTAGATTTCATATTTCTCAGCGTATTTATCGCGCATCTTTTTGGCAACACGTTCATCTTCATCGTCCATATATTCAGCCCAAGATGTTCCAGTCTCATAGACTTCCAACATATCTCGGTGTTTGGTCAAATAGATCTCATATGCCTTCATTTCCTCAAACTCTTCATCGTATTCCTCATCACTCTCTGGTTCTTCATAGATATTGTACAATTCCAGCTCAGGTTGACCTTGTGCTATATCCTCGTTAGTGGGCGATTCTTTCTTATTCATCCTAAAAACTGGGGGTATAACTCCAACATTCATCTTTCCAGCTGCATCATACTCCAAATGCACTCCAATGATTCGATTTTTACTATCTACCACTGGGGCTCCTGATGTACCTATGTTTGTACTAGCCGCATAATTAATATGCCATGACTTGGCTGCGCTAATCTTTACCGCAGCACTGGATACGCAAGGTTTACCTTCATATAGTTGATGTATCTGCACTGGCTCTCTTGGTTGCACTCTGGAAGTCCATGTACCTACCTTCATTCCTAATGTCGAAAAAACACAAGAAGGAACTGCAAGTATAATAAAATCCAGGTGGTCAGTGTGCGACGCAGCAACTACGTTAGCCTTTACAGAGTCAAAACGGATACACTTGTCTCCCTTTCTCAATGTAATAAGAGCGGTTCTGTTGTAATCCAAAACATGGTAAGCCGTCAAAAGACAGTCCATACCACTGAACTTAATACGAGAGAAATGTCCAATTAAATTACCATCAACTTCAAAAACTCCCTGAAAATCGGGTAATTTATCTATTTTGTATAACTTGGATACGGCAAGCATTGATTCCTTCACAGTCTCAATAGTGGTGCCTTTATCTCTGTTGGCACCTCCAAGAGTCTTCATCATTAGGAGATCTTCCGTCAGCCTCTCAGGCTGCAGGTAAACACGGTGGTTGTCATCTGCTAGCAAATAGACACCTGTCTCATCTGTGTAGACAGCTGATGTCGTTTTCTTCAACATCAGCACTTCCTCAGACGGTTTGTATATCTTCATGCGCTCAAGTGACTCTTTTTCCATTTGTTTTCTATGTCTTCTATTCCTCAAGGCAACAAAAGGTCTACTAGCACAAAAGTACATGCAACACGTTGAGTTGACAATAAGACGGAAGAAAGGTAGAATAAAATAGTCAAAGAACAGACAAACACCACCCCAAACGATCTTAAACACAGGAGCCGAAAACCTTATTGCCAGTCCAACAAGGCAAAGTAATGCCAAGCCCAAAATACTCAACCCGACATAGCTCTTGCGGAGTTCAGCTATGGGGTGCTCAAACACCTCAACCACTTCCTCTGCAATGCCAATCGTTTTATTAAGCACTCGTTCAATCATTTGACCTTCGTCTTTAATGACCTCAATAAGTTTATCGATCATAGGTTGAAAATTGCTTTTCCCTTTGTTATCCCATGCATCGTTTGCTTCCCATGGACCAAAACCCTCTCTACGGGATCGGACACGGGGCATCTCCTCTAACGGGAGGGCACCACGGGATGCTGTCGTAACAGCTTCTACCGTGTTTGGCAGAAGGAAAAGAGACAGGACAAAAATAATCACCAAACTGTTTGAAACAATTCGATTGATCATCTTAATCAACTCACTCTTTCGTCCCCCTCTCGCATACTCAGCTGGCCACTCCAAAAGAATTGAAGTCAAAACATCCATAGCCTTAGCTGAACTCGCTCCAGCCTTAGCCATGGCGTCATTAGCCATCTGGCACGCGGTCGACAAACCAAAATCGTCGTCGCCAAAAACATAATTGTCTTCGTTTAAATAACTTTCTCCTTGTTGGTTACTCATTTTATT